CACGGCTGACAAGATCCTTAACAGCACTCTCAGCACGACAACCGTTACGAACAGCACGACTGGCGTAACGAATGTCAACGACGTTAACTCACTACGTCGTATGAGTGCACTGCCAAAGGGCTATTTCGTAAACCATCGGTTTACCGATACGAATGCTTGGTTTATTCGTACCGATTGCCCCAATGGTGCAAAGATGTTTGTCCGTTCTCCTCTGGCAACCAAGATGGAGCCAGACTTTGACACGGGCAACCTACGCTTCAAGGCTCGCGAGCGTTATTCGTTCGGGTGGTCTGATTGGCGTGGTTTCTATGGTGCCTCCGGTTCTTCGTAATACTTGAAGAGCTAGAGTAAGTCTGGAAGGGCAGATAGAGAGAGATCTTTATCTGCCCTTCTTTTTGATCTTGTGGTCCTTTTCTTAAGGTGGCTACAAGTGGTATAATGTACAGATACCCCAAAGACTACTTTTGAAAAGGAATTTAACCTATGTCAACAAACATCAGACAAGGACATGTAACTGGTAGTGGTGCTGTTCTGGATGTTACAACCAGCGTATCACTTGAGAATACAATCATTAGAGGTATTTTTGCTACTGGGATCGGTTCGTTTCTAATTACTGGTGTTTCTACGGATCCTTATGGAAACAAGACTGGAAATACAATTAAGTTCAATCTAACTACAGCAGTAGATGCATGTGATATCATGCTTCCAGAATACGGTATTAGAATGGATGGAGTTGTCAAGGTTTCGGCTCCAAGTTCAGCAGCAACAGTAGCAGTATTCTACGGCTAATCATATGCCGACGTATACATACCTAGTCAATGACATCATTGCTGCCACTGAGAATACTGGCACTGAGTTCATTGACTACATTCCATATATGGTCAATAAGGCTGAAGAGCGCCTTGTAAAGGATCTGGATGACTACGGTCTAGTTTCGTATACGTCTGTAGCTGTAAGCGCAAACAACAATATTGTCACGTTACCCTCTGGATCTCGTGTAGTCAAGAACTTCAATATCAAGAGCAATGGAACGAAGATCAATCTCTTGATGCGTACTGACGAGTTCATCAATGATTACTGGCCTGTGTCAGCTTCCGTTGGAGAACCAAAGTACTATGCTCCTCGTAATAATTCTACTGTTCTTGTGGCTCCTACTCCGGCGTCTACGTGCAATGGACAAGTAGTCTACATTTCTCGTCCAGTAACTCTCTCATCTGTATCCGATACAAACTACTTCAGTGACTACTGCTATGACTTGCTATTCTACGCAAGCATGGTAGAGGCTCTTATGTACCAGAAAGACTATCCCGCAATGCAAGTATTTGAAGCCAAGTACAAGCAGCTTCTTGAACTTCAGCGCAATCAAGCTCGCAGGACTCGTCGTGATGACATGCAAACTCCAGCTAGTCCCGCTGGTGGCGATAATACACTTGTACCAAATTCCAACTAAAAGGAGATAAGAAAATGGCTGGCCTAAAAAAGACTCTAAATTTGCTGCTCAGCAAACGAACTGGTGGAGAGGAAAAAGTTGCTCCAGCTCTTCGTGAGACAAAGGAATACGCAATGGGCAAGGCTAAGGGTGCTGCTGGTGGGGCAGCCGCTACTGCTGCTGGATACGAAGGTGCCAAGCTTGTTCGCGAAAAGATGGCTTCAGATGACGAGGCTCGTCGTCAAGCAACAAAGGATGATACCCTTTATGACGTTAAGTTGACTTCCGATGAGATGGATGCGCTTAATGAGTACACAAGCAAGAAGTCCTCAAAGGGTTCTGTAACCAAGAAGGCTATGGGCGGCAAGGTTGGTCGCGGATGTGGCGCAGCCATGCGTGGCGGCGGCGCAGTAATGAAGAAAGGAAAGATGTACTAAAATGGCAAAAGGTAAAAAGCCAGCTTCTGGCGTTGACTACGAAAAGATGGATCCTTACGCTGGCGATGTAACCAGTGGCCCCGGTGGAAGCACCATGAAGGAAGACATCCCACCTCCAGCACCTCCTGCACCTCCAGTTCGCAAGCCTTCTACTCCAACAGTCCGAAAGGCTATGGGTGGTAAGGTTGGCCGTGGTTGTGGTGTAGCAATGCGCGGTGGTGGTTGCGTAATGATGGGATCAAAGAAAAAGTAATATCACATGCCACTTAAAAAGGGTAGCTCATCAAAAGTAGTAAGCAGCAACATCCAGATGCTTATGAAGGAAGGTAGGCCACAAAAGCAAGCAGTAGCTATTGCACTTAGAAATGCAAATGCTAAGAAGCTTTCTGCTGGTGGTCTACCATCTCTAGTTACAAATAAGGCGGCATTGCGAGAAGCAATCAACACACGCGACAACGAAAATATGTCAATGGAAGATAGGATGGCTGCCCAGAAGATCATGCGTAATATTGGTAAAAGTGGAGTACGAAAAGAGAAGAGGGCCATGTCCCAGAGTGGCGATCTTGTAGTGATGAAGATGGGTGGTTACGTCTCTCGCGTAAATGAAGCAGGAAACTACACAAAGCCTACAATGAGAAAGCAGCTATTCAACAGAATTAAAGCTGGTACAAAAGGCGGCGATGCGGGAGAATGGTCAGCTAGAAAGGCACAGCTTCTAGCTACTGAGTACAAGAAGCGTGGTGGTGGATACAGGTAATGGCTAAACTCATGAGTTCGCAAGCAAGCTTGAAGGCTTGGACAAAGCAGAAGTGGCGAACAAAGTCTGGGAAACCTTCAAAGGAAACAGGTGAGCGATACCTTCCAGAAGCTGCAATCAAGTCCCTTACTCCACAAGAGTACGCAGCTACTACAAAGGCAAAGCGGAAGGGAACAAAGGCTGGAAAGCAGTTTGTAAAGCAACCAAAAACTATTGCAGAAAAAGTAAAGGGTTTTAGGAAGATCTAAAATGGCACTTACAGATTCAGAAAAGAACAAACTTCAGAAGCTTGGACTAAGTGGTCTTAACAAGCCAAAGAATACTCCATCACATCCTACAAAGAAGGGTGTGGTAGCAGTACGTTCCCCATCTGGTGGTGTAAAGGTAATTCGATTTGGTGACCAGAAAATGGGTCACAACTATTCTCCAGAAGCTAGAAAGGCATTCAAGACAAGGCATGCGAGCAATATCGCAAAGGGTTCACAGAGTGCAGCCTATTGGGCAGACAAGGTTTACTGGGCAGGACCAACGGGATCAAAGAAGATGCCTCCAAAGTCCCAGAAGTATGTTAGAGGCATCAAGAGGTAATAACCAAGATGGCAATCTCAAGATCAAGTATAAAGGAACAAATCATGAAGGCTCCAATGAAGAAGAAGACACCAATGATGGCAAAGGGCGGCAAGATGCCAAAGCTTGGCTCGGGCGAGCGTTTTGCAAAGCTTACGAAGAACATCGCTGCTCGTGGCAATGTATCAAATCCAGCAGCAGTAGCAGCCTCTATTGGTCGCAAGAAGTATGGCGCAGAAAAGATGGCAAAGATGGCTGCTGCCGGTCGCAAGAAGGGTTGATAGACATACTAGTGTAGAGAAAGGTTTAGACCTCTATGTCAACTAGCGGTACATATAACTTCAGCATGGATATCGATGAGGTAATCCAAGAAGCTATGGAAATGATTGGAGGGGAGCAGACATTGGGACATGATCCCAAGTCTGCTCGTCGTTCAATCAATCTACTGCTACAGGATTGGCAGAACAGAGGAATTCTTCTGTGGACCACGAATACTACGGTAGTAGATGTTTCGGCTAGCGTAACAGCTTATGCCCTTTCATCTGCTACTGTAGACACAATGGAAGTAGTGGTAAACCTAAGTTCTACGGACATCCAGCTTCAGCGTATTTCTATGGAAGAGTATCTTCAGATTCCGAGAAAGAGCCAGACTGGAAGACCAACACAGTACGCTATCCGCAGAGGTAGGGCAAATCCAGAACTTTACCTATGGCCCATTCCAGATACAGAGGACTACTCACTTAAGATTGAGAAAGTCCGGTATATACAGGATGTAAACAAGTCTGCTGGTCAGATTGCGGATGTATCCCGTAGGTTTCTACCGTGTCTTACTGCTGGTCTATCCTACTTCATGTCAATGAAGAGGGCTGGTATTGGTGGAGATAGGGTCCAGTTTATCAAGCAGGAGTACGAGGAGCGTCTAGCTAGGGCTATGGACGAGGATAGGGAGCGTTCAAGCATCAGAATTGTACCAAAGCTGAACTTGGTGTAAAATGGCATCTACCAAACGAGCTTTGGGGATTTGCGATACTTGTGGGTTCCAGTACCCATATCGCCAGCTAAAGCGCAATAGTTATGGGTTGATGGTATGTCCGGAGGACTATGAGGGTAGATACGACCTAAAGAACCATCCACAGAACAAGTCTCCAAACGTACGAGATGACGAGTACATCCGTAATCCAAGACCACCACTGAACAACGACAGAAACATTGTCTGGAACAACGCAAACGTAAATTGGGAAAACGAAACCCAATACTGGAATACGGTTTAAGGAGCGGATATGGCAACTCTTACTGGCAAGACCATTGCAGATACATACAAGGATCTGCTTCAGGTAAGCAACGCAAATAGCGGAATTGATGGCACTCTCCGTACTGTTCAAGATGGAGAGGGAACCAATTCTGCATTGCAACTAAGCAACAGTACTGTAAACATCAATGGGATTTTCCAACTAAATGGAAGCACTCTCACTGCAACAGCTTCGGCATTGAATGCTGTAACTGATCTGAGTGGAATAACTGGTCTTGTAGCAATGTCTGGTGGATCTCCTAATGGTAGATCCATCGCTGTTGGAACTGGACTTTCTGTTACCAATGCAAATGGTACTGCTGGAAATCCTACAATTCAGCTAGACTCTACTCCGGTTGTTTCTGGAAGTTATGGTCCGGTAGTAAAATTTGATGTAAATCAAAAGGGACAGATTGTAAGTGCCTCTACTCCTGTTTCTGTCTCGATTGCGACGGTACGGACATCAGAGCTTGTAGCTTCAATCCTACATGTTACTTCAGATGTCAGCGTAAATGGCAATGTTGTTGTAAGTGGAGGTCTTGAAGTTATCTCTGATGTAAGTGCAAATGTAGTTTATGCTACAAGCATTAACTCAGATGTAATTGATGCAAATGTAATTAACGTAAGCGTTCTTAACTACAGCCTAGTCAGTACAACTTCTTTTACTGTAAACAATCTAACTGTAGTTTCAAAAGTATCTGGAAACAACGCAACGTTCTCAGGAATTGTCAGTGCATCATCTTTTTATGGTGATGGTTCTAATCTAACAAATCTTCCTACTGCACCTGTTTCCGTTTCTGTATATACGGTAAATATACTAACAGTAGTTAGTGCTGCTACTGTAAATGGTATTGTAAGTGCTGTCAATTTTGTTGGGGATGGCGCTAATCTTACAAATGTAAGTGCAATTTTTGCTGCTAGTGCAACTAATGCAACTAACGCAGTATCAGCAGTATTTGCCACGTCTGCTACTAACGCAACTAATGCTGTAAGTGCTACATTTGCTACTTCAGCAACAAATGCTACAAATGCTGTAAACGCTACTTCTGCCGTATTTGCTAGTAGTGCGACAAATGCTACTAATGCTGTAAATGCTACAAGTGCTACGTTTGCTGCTTCAGCAACAAATGCTACAAATGCAGTTTCGGCTGCATTTGCTACTTCTGCCACAAATGCTACAAATGCAGTAAGTGCTACGTTTGCCGCTTCAGCTGCAAATGCTACAAATGCTATAAATGCTACTTCTGCCGTATTTGCTAGTAGTGCGACAAATGCCACTAATGCAGTCAATGCGACAAATGTAACTGGTAGTGGTATCGTAAGTGCAGCAAGTGCCGTGTTTACTGGTATTGTAAGTGCCAATGAAATTGATGCATCTATTGCAAACTTTAATGGTGCTGTTTCAGTAGGTAGTTCTCTTAACGTAGTTGGCACTATAAGCGGAACAAATGCGGTATTTACTGGATCTGTCAGTGTATCTAGCGCTATTGCTGTAGGTGCAGGAACTGTTGGAGCGCCCTCTCTCACGACGACCGGCGACTCTAACACTGGCATCTACTTCCCCGCCGCTAACACCCTCGCTGCTTCCACCGCAGGCTCCGAGCGCATGCGGATCGACAGCGCAGGCAACGTCGGCATCGGCACGACATCGCCAGCATATAAACTTGACGTAAACGGCGCTATCAGAATGCCAAATGCTACTGTTATTTTCATGAACGATAGCTCTGGAGTAGCCAAACAAACGCTTCAGCTTTTTTCTGATGACAACACATATATGAGCACTCCGGGTGCGTTAATTTTACGCACCAACGGCACTACCGAGCGCATGCGGATCACCAGCACCGGCAACGTCGGCATCGGGACCGCAGGACCAACCAGAACACTTGATGTAGTAGGAACAGCATCATTTACTGGAGTTGTAAGTGTAAGTTCTGTAGCTTTTGGTACTTCAAATCTTGGAAAGAAAATTGCTGTATCTGGAGCCGCAATTGCTACTATTGTAAGCTTAACAGATGGAACTTCAATTTCTGTAGACTTCAATACATCTCAGAATTTTGCTGTAATGCTTACTGGAAATAGAACACTTGAAAGTCCTTCAAATTGTGTAGCTGGACAAACTGGTTCCATTTTCGTCATGCAAAACGTATCTGGTGGAAAGACACTTTCATTTGGCACAAACTGGAAGTTTGCTACTGGTACGGCTCCAACACTGACCACTACAGCTTCTGCTATGGACAGACTAGACTACATTGTCTTCTCGTCTACCGCAATTCACACTGTAGCTACACTTGATGTTCGATAAACCCTATAAAGGAATAGATAAAGATGGCTAGTACATACACAACTAGACTGCGGTTTGAAAAGCAAGGAGATGGGGAAAACCCTAACTCTTGGGGAGACATCCTTAATCAGAACGTAATCGATCTGATTGATGAAGCTGTTGCTGGCTATGTTGTTGTATCTGTAAGCGGCTCTCCAATTTCTCTATCCGAGAATAACGGTGCTGTAGATCAGTCTAGAAATGCTTCTCTAGAGTTTGCTGGTACACTAACGGCTGATGTAACCATCACAATTCCATCACATGAAAAGACCTACTTCCTTCGTAATGTAGCTACTGGTTCTTTTGCAGTAAAGATGAAGACGGCAAGTGGATCAGTGTATTCAGTACCTTCGTCTCAAAATGTATTTGTGGCTTGCAATGGAACTAATATTTATCAAGTTGATTTCCCCACTTCTGTCAGTTCGTTTACTGCAAATCAACTAACTGTAGTAAGTGCGGTAAGTGGTACAAATGCTACGTTTGCAAATGGGTCATTTACTACAAATGTTGTGACTCCAAGAGTATCCGCGGCAACTTCACTTGCAATTGCTACAAGTGGAGTAGACAGGATCAATATAGATGCCAATGGCAATGTAGGTTTTGGAACTAGCATTCCAGTAAAGCAATTGGAGATTACCAAGTCAGCTAGAGCGCACGTAGTAAGTCTTACTGACGTATCTACTAGCATTGCAATTAATTTTAATACTGCACAGAAC